AGGAGCATTGCGGTGTGTTGCAGGTTATCCGCAGGGTGACCATACGATAGCCCACGATCGCGGATTGTGTCCGTTGCGGTAAGTAGGATCTCATTAGCGCGCATCTGTTGTCACTCGCTGAAATGATTTAGCCACGATTAGCCCCTCGCGCTTGCCTTCGTTAAAGCCTTTCGCCCAACCTACTAAATACCATAAAGCATTAGCTGCTAAAAGCAGCACAATCATTGGCATCTCAAAGCTCATTAGTTGCGCTCCTTACATGAAGTGCATTCCCATTGAACTTGACCATCTTTGCTAAGTCCTCGAACTACGCGCCATGAATGACTGTGGATCTTCTCGATTGTTGCCATTTTTTTGCCCTATCTGTAGCAACCCCCTCGGTTGCTTACAGACTTAGAGTCTCACGCTCATCTGACATGGTCAAGCATATTTAGGTAACGACTTGATAACGATTTCTAAGCGTAGAGTCTGCCGTAAAGGGTAAATGATCCGTCCTTGTTGATAGGCACTAAGAATGGGCTAACTCGATCTCCGTGTGTCTCAATGACTGCCACAGACATCTGCCAATTAGCACTGCCAGCCTTAAGATAAGAGGCTTTCTTTTTGTCCATAACATTTCCTGCTTCTAAGCCCCAAAGAGTCCTGTATTGGCTTCCTAAGCCTTCTGTGTATGCACTAATGCCCGCCCTGTGAGTGTGTCCACAGACGACAGACTTGCCAAACTTTTTAGCCAAGCCAAGAGCTGTGAGTCCTGCATTAGAGTTCATCGATCCTTCATCGCCATGTACTAAGACCCAGCCCTTATGGAACTCGAATGGCTTTTTATGAAAACGAATCCCCAAGTCATTGAAACCCATAAAGCGGGAGTACTCGAGTTCTGGAAGTCCGATGAGGCTAGGAGCTCCTCTAACGAGAGTGTGGTATAGACGATCGGTGTGGTTGGATCTAGTGATGTCGGTAGTGCCGAGATCCCATAGGATGTTCTGAGCGAGACTTCGATCATAATCTAGCTGCCCTTCATACTCTAGATGAGTGCCTTTAGCCCACTTGGACTGAGATTGCATATCAAGCTCATCGCCTGTGTTAAGGACTAAATCGAACTTCTCGCGCTTTACTAACTTGATAAGATTCTTAACTGCTTGCTCATGATGAAAGGGAATCTGAAGATCCGAAATCACCAGGTATCTGCGTTTAGTCATCATCCTCATCTTCGTAATCCCCGAACTTCTCAGGGTCAATGGGATCAGGCAGAATCCAGTGAGGATAGGCTTGCGGTTCTGTGATCATGAACATGGCAATGTCCTCTGCGAAACCTGCTCGCTTTAATGAACAGAAGTACTCATAAAGTCCAATGCAGTAAGCATCTAACTTTGAGTAACCTTGTTCCTCTAACGCCTTAGTTGCTTTTCTTGCCATAGCACAATGCTACCTGTCAAGCAATATGTTATAGATCTCATCGACTCGCGTGTTGAGTCTTTTGATCTCAGACAACAGGTGTGTGATTACATAGCCAGACAAGCCACCGAGTGCTGCAATGGTGGCTAGGTAAAGCGTAAAGAAGTCGGACTGTGTCACTTCTTGATGCCGAGTGCTGGATCGTTAGGCGATAAGAATCGCAGTACAGGTGGAAGGATTGAAGCAATACCAGCTGCAATCAATGCCTTTGGATCTGTTACCCCGGCAGCTGCCATTGAGATAACTGCTACTAAGAAGGCTCTAGCCCAAGATCCTGCTGCTGTCTTTAGTTCATTCATTAGATGCTCCTAACATAGGTACTTGAAAAAAAGCCCCATCATTGTCAGCTTCTTTCTTAAAGCTAACATGCATGTGCTTAGTGTGTTTGTTAGCCCCTGTGTAATTGCGCCACTTCCAGTTAAGGATGTGGGAACAGATTCGTCCATCGTAAATGATGTAACTAATACGTTTGTCTGCTTTTGACTTGGACAAGGTACGAAGCTGATCAGCAAGATCTCCCATGATGTCTGGCTTGCCAGCCTTGAATAAGTCTTTGTCCACATCAATGGCACGAACCCAGCCTTGCTCATCTGGATTATGATCTGACTTGCGAGTAGCGTGTCGGGTATCACCGATCCAACCATCCGATGTGCGGTCACGATCTGGGAACGAGTCATCTATCTGCTCTCTTAATTGAATAGCAGCTTTAGAAAGTTTGACCTTCACTTATAATCCGAGTGCCTTTAAGTCATCTGTTGTAAGACCAAGTGCAGCAAGTTTAGCCTGTGCTGCTAATTTATTGGCTTCTGCATTTGCATCTTGCTCGGATTTCCAGGCATCAACTTGAGCAAATCCTGCAATGAATTGTTCCTTTGTTATTGATTTAACGCCTTCATCATATCGGATTGAATCAAAATCATCTCCATAAATTACCCAACCGCCTGACGGAATAAGCATTGTAAGAACATCGTTTCCAGTTGCCATAATTATGCTCCAATCTCAAGAAGTACTATTGAAGAAACCGCATTGCCTAATTGCACGATTGCGCTTGCGTTGTTGCTTACGCTTCTGAACTGGGTCTTATAAGTTATAGCTGACGTTGTGGCAGGTTCATTCAATAAAGATATGCCAACTGTGCCTATTTCATTTCTTGCAGTTGATGATGTATCGCCCGCATCTGTGGCAAGTACAGCAATTTCAGTAGCATCTCTAAACAATTTAATTCCAACAGCTGTATCATTTGTTTGTTTTCTAACTCCGTTTTGAGTTACTAAAACCAAAACTTTGCTTGTTGCAGATGACGGAGTTATTGTCGCAGTCAAACCAGTATCGGCAAAAGTGCTACTGCTTGAACTTGTTTGTGTTGAATAAGTAGCAGCAACAACTTGCAAAACTTTACCGCCGCCAGCTGCTGTTGCCCACTTCAATCCAGTTGCAGCGGTCGAATCTGCTGTAAGAACTTGACCATTTGTACCGACTGCTAGACGAGCAGCTGTGTCCGCTGCTGTGCCAGCAATTAAGTCACCCTTGGCATCGATAATGGTTGCAGGGATACCAGAAGCATCTGCGACCCACTTGAAGTCCATGTCTGTGTTGCTGTTCTTGGCCAGCACTTGGTTAGTCGTGCCACCCTTAAGATCTAGCAATGAAGCATCGATTGCATCGCCTAGACCCTCAATGGCAGTTGCGCCATCCTTGACTAAGTCTGTGCTGGTTGGTACTGGCCAACCGAAATTAGGGGTTGTTGTTGCCATTAGGTTAGAGCTCCGATCGCTTTAGACCACTGTAGTGTACCATTCACGCCACTCCAGATGGTGTTAGTTGGAAGTACTGTTGCCCATGTCGAGGCAATAAGAGAAAAGTCTGTTGGTGAGACATAGATAGTCATGTCCACAAAAGTCGGTGTGGCTCTCATTGAGATGCCCTCTACAAAGCCTGAGAAGTACCCCTCGAACATGTTAAAGGGTAGGTTAGTGATAACTACTGGCTCGCCAAAGAAAAGGTTTATAAGGTCGTTTCTAAGGGCATTAGGCATAAGAGGATTGTCAAGTCTAAAAGTAATCTGATCAAGTTGCGTTCTAGGCGTTGAGCGCAGGGCTAAATCGCGCCCGATGATGTCCTCGATGTCTGCCAGATAACGAATGTTAGAATCAAATGTTCTCTGATAACGACCATATGTGATTATAGAAGCCTCATCTGTGGCTGAGTAGGTGCTGCCATAGTCATTGCCATATCGCACAATCTCACTGTTACGAATCTTGCCGATCTGTAGTATTGACTTCACACTGGCTGGAGATGCGTAATTGCCGTCCAATTCGGTCGATCCATTATCTTGTAAATAGTTGCTTCTATGATCCGCGTCTGCATATCCGATGCGACCTTGCTTGTCCTCGTATAGGGTGCCGAGTGCGCTGTCTGCTATCTGCTGGACTAAGGTCTGGGTGTTGCGATCATCTGCGCTTAGGTTATCCATTTGATAAAGACCAGCGTCTATCTCGCCCACGCCTACATTTTCCGCATTAGCCCATGTTGTAGTTGGATCGTAAGTTGCCCATGTAAGTGAAGGTGCTACTTCTTGCCATTGATTGACTAACAAATTTTCAAGAATAATCCTTATCTGTTC